AATAGTCAGTTTCTTATCTGCTGCTGAGATGTTGGACGCATAGATCCACACCTCGTCGTAATCCGCAGCAGTACCCGATCCCTCATGGATCAGTTTTCCGGCAGTAGCGTCGTCGTCAACGAGGATGCCCACACCATCGGTTGATTCCGACAGTACGATTTTGGAGTATGTTGCCATGTTTGTCTTTCCTTAGTTGAATACTGAGTTTGAGATAATACTGCTAGCGTTATCTACAGCCGGAATATCGGAAGTCAAAGCCACCGTCCCGGTAGCGTCGGGAAACGTGATCGTCCTGTCCGCCGTAGCATCCGTAGCAGCAATAAATGTTTCGTATGCGTCAGCCGTGGAACCCTCATAGCAGATCCGTTGCGTACTGCCGTTCAGGTACACCTGATCGCTGAACGTGGCCTGTTCGGTAACCGCCAACGTGCCGCTGACAGTCGTAGCAGACCCCGACGTGGACAACGTGGGCGTACCCGTAGCCCAATCAACCACATCGTCAAAGTTTTCGTTGACCTCCGCTGCGACAATCGCCGTCCCAGCAGTGAACGAATACGTTTTGGCCAAAGCAGCCACTACCGCAACCTCCGCGTCCTGTACATTCCGATGATCGAAGTAACCCCCCACTTGCCCCGCTTGGAGACAGAGGGAGAAACCTTAAACCTTAAACTAATAGCCTGTGCTGTCCCAACTGTCGGCCACCGGGCAAACAAATAGCGGTCAGAAGTGCCCGCCGCCTGCCATTCGGACGTGTCCCACACGCCGTCGCCAGACCCCGACGGGTCCGTATCCCATGTCGCCGGGGAATCCATCCCCGTAATATCCTTGTAATAAGACGGACTCACCCACCCACTCAAGTCGTAGTCCTTGTAGATGTACATGTAGATTCGCAGATTGTTGTCCGCCAACAGCACTGTCCGGGTTTTCCCCCACCGTTTCGGGAATGTGGGACGGTTCCCGATAAACCAACCAGTCTGATAGTAGGAAACGATTTCGTCCGCTGAACCAGCCCCGTAGTCGTCCACGTCGGCGTTCTGATCCAACTTGGAGATCCTGTTGAACTCTGCAACATCGGTGATTACAGACGTAGCAGCGATCCCAAGGTGGGTGTCGCCGGTAGGCCGGTACGCCAGCAGAGAACGTGCGTTTATGTCGTGGCGCATCCACGCCCCTGTTTCCGTCAACGACGGGTCCCATACGAACACATTGCGGCGGTTGTTCTGGTTGGACCCGGAAACATTGTCGTCGGACTGGTAGTCCACCGACACCCATAGCCGTTCATCAAACCACATGAGTGACGGGGCGGTACCCAATGTCAACGCAGGTTGCCCCACGTCATAGGTCATGGCTGGTTTGATTCGTTCAAACGCCCAAGCCAACGCATCATAGGACAGCAGATAGATGCCTTCCTCTGCGTACCAGAAGAAGATACCTGCCGTGGCTGCCACTGGTTGGCTACCGTCCCGGCATCCCGCCGTGCGTGTAATGTTCCTGACCTCAAACGAGTCGCTGCTGAACCCGTAGATCGCGTAGATGCTGTTCTCCTTGAAGACCAGCAACCGGTCAGCGTCGGGAATAATGGCCGTTATGTGGTCGCCATCCTCCCCGATGTCGATGTCGATGTAGTCGGCGGCTGTCCAGTTCTCTGCGTCGTTGACCTTCGACCAGCGCACCCGGTTCTTGTGAGTGGTGCCTGACTCCAACGTGTAGGCGACCCAAATGTATTCGGCCCATGTGGTCGTATACCGGGCGTTGGGGAAATGTCCGTCAGATCCGTCAATGTCGGGTGTCGCCAAAGCGGTGGAACCATCAGCGCCACTCCACCGCACCACAGAATACGTGGTGTGCCCCGTGCTGGTCAGAAACTTCCCGTTGACAATGTACGTGTAACCGTTGAATGTGACCCCCCGTGGCGGCTGCGTCGTGTCGAACTGCACGTCAGTGCCGCCATACGACACGGTTCCGTCAAAGTCCCCCGTCACGTTGTCGTTCCACAGCAACTTTGTTTCCGTGGCAGTAGCCACGGCAGCCAAAACCTGATTCTGCCCCTCTTCGTAGTGGCTTATCAGGCTTACGATGTCGTCGTCCAACGCTGTACTATTGACCTTGGTTACAGCATCCCGGCGGCGCACCCCGCCACGCGGGTCCACGTCTACGTTCAACAACGCAGGGGATTCATTCTCCGCAATGTTGAACTGGTCGGCGCGCAGGTTCAAACCACCCTTGAAGTCCGACTTCTCGTCGTAACGGTAGGGCTGGTCGGTGGCCGAAACCTTCGGCGGAGACATCTGTAACGGCACTGGCTACTCCCAAGAATAGCGCAGACGGGCGGGCAGGATCATCTGTGACCGCCAACGCGACACCCGCCGCGAGTTCAACACCACAGGCTGCGGAGAGGGAAAATCTTCGTACCGCGCCCGCAGATTGTCCAACTCTGCGGTAAACAACGTAAAATACTGGTTTGCCAGCCCCGGATCTTCCTGCTGCTGGTACGCCCGGTAAAGACCGTACAGTGACAGCACGTTGTCGAACGGGTCGGGCAAATCAGGTGTGTCAGCATCGGCAATAGCCGTACGGTAGATCGCCGTGTTCCCACCGAACTCCACGGCGTTGCGGTATCCGCGAACATAAACAGTGGTAGCAGACGACGGCGTGGGATACAGGCGCACCGTGTCATTCCAGAACGTCCAATACCACGGCTCACCGGTCGTGTTTGAATCCAACGGATAGATCACGTCAGCGTCGTCGTAGCCGATGAACTCCAACACGTGGTTGTCGGTCTTCAACGCCGCTATGTCCCGCATCCCCACATTCTTTGGTGCAGATGCCCCAGAGAACGTCACACCGTCATGTGTTACCGACAGGTTTGTTTCAACATCGGACAACGAATAGTCCTTCGTGGACGCAACCGTGTCAAAGGTTGTAGTTGCCTCGTAGAACGGCCAACGCTTCTCCGAATAGACAATCGCATCGTATCCTTCACGGATAAACCAGTTCATTGTCGTATCGGCAATGTCGTTCGACGTAATATCAACCACGCTGCGTATGTGGGTACGCATGTCGCTTAGTTGCATAACGCGGCCCTACGCCGTGTGAAAGACGCAGGAATCGGTATCGCCAACCGGATGCCCCTTGCAGGGGTCCCCGGCTTTCGTGGTGGCAACACACACAGAAGGTGTTGCCACGGGGACATCATAGGTGGGGGTGGGGTTCACACGATGTATACGACGGTCAGGCCCGACGGCGTGACCTTCGGGTTTCAGCGTCTTATGGTTTCCCGCAGGTTCATTTGCGGGGCGCTGGCCCTTCTTGTATGCGTATGCGAAACCCCGTGCCATGATGCCTCCCGTGGCAACGAACCATCTATCAGGTAGCCCCGAACAGATAACCCTGTCGTGCGCGGTTGCTGCACGTCAACTGTCCGTAACAAAGCAACTGTGAGAACACAGCATCCTGATTAGTGGGACGCACGAACGGTGTCGGCTTGAACCAGACATCGCTGTGAGCCACCAGTTGTAGGTATTTGGTGTTGAGGAACATCATCTCGCCACTGGTGCAAGCCCCGTCAAAGGTGACGGGTGCGCCCTTGAACAGCAGGTTCTGGAACCCGCCATCGGCCACATCGGTATCTGTGTACCGAATCTGATCATCCAGAAGGTCCTCGTACTTCTCGTACAAAGCCTGCGTGGTGATGATGATGGTCGGCTGGTCGTTGCCGACCGAAACGTCGTTGTACAGGGTCGCCATGCCAGCGGTGGTAAGAGCACCACCTTGGTTTGTCTCAGTTGACGCCCAGAACGAGTTGCCCGCATCAGTCGGGTCAATCCCACCAAGAGCGGTATTTGGCTTTGTAACAATCAAGTCCAGACCGTTCCAGTCCTTGTTGCTGTTACCTGTGCCATCAGCCCAGAACATGGTGTTCATGTTCTCAATCACCGTTTCCTGCGTCTGGAAGATCTTGCCTTCCAGCAGGTCGATGATCGCGGCTTCGCCGTTGTTCTTGGCTTCCTCAATGCCGCTGATCGTAACCGTGGCCGCATACTGACCCCACGAATACTCAGCAGCAGAAATGCCTGTCTGAGCCGTCACGGAAATAGTGTCGGTTCCACTGTACGAACCAGCCGTACTGTTTGTCCCGTAAATAATCGGGACGACGATCTTCGCACCACCTGAAATACGCCGAATCGTCTGACCGTTCGTCAACGCATAAAACAATGGTCTTGCGCTGAAAATGTTGTCAGTCAACTTGGGGACGTAGTTCTTCAGGGTGGTAGACAGAATCTCGTCAAAACTGCTGTTACCAGCCATTATCTGTTACCTCTCTCTGTTGTCTATGAAGACAGGGAACGCTTGGCGTCCATAAACGCCTCTCGGATCGAAGAGGGCTGTTCCACCGGCGCTGACGAAGACCCCGCCTGCTTGGAACCAGAAGGTTCCACAACAGCGGCGTCCCGTTTCGCTTCGGTACGCTCCTGCTCCTGCTCCAACTTGTTGGCCTTTGTGACAACCTCGTTGTAGCGCATATGTGTCAGCGCCGCCTCTAAGTTGCCTATCTTGTGCTTCAACGCGTGTTGGTACAGTTCAGTAGCGTCGAACTCCCCGTACGAACCCTTAAGGTGCTCTACCTGCTTCTCTACTTGTTGTCGTCGCTGCACCCGGTCCTGTTGCTCTAGGCGTGCCTCCAAGTTCGCTATCCGCTGCTCACTAGGGTCCGGCCCTTCATCCCACGGATCTAACTCCACCGTAGGTTGGGCGGCTGCCCTGTCAACACCGAAAGCATCACTCAGAGCCTCTAGTGTCCCCGCCGGATCTGCCTCCAACGACTGCACTATTGCCTCTGCCTGCTGTAACCGACTGCGTTCGGATGCCAACTCCTGCGTCTTACGGGTGTAATCCGACTGTCGCTGGTATCCGTCCCGAAGTTCGTCCAGACTGACCTGTTCCTCAAAGCCATCCACCTTCACGGTGTACTGCTCACCAACAGGTTCCTGTGGAACTTCAACTGAAGAATCCGGGTTGTCCGTCATAACGGTTCCCTCAACATCTTCTGCCATTATTCTATTGTCTCCTCGGAGTCCTAAGGGTTGCTCCTATGAATACGGGACGAGTGTCCCATTTGCTACAAGAACGGAAGGTCTATGTCCATCTGTCCCTGAATCTGGGCCAGCAACTCGGGAGGAATGCCGCCACTGGGGGCGAACACACCTTCCGGTTGCGGGCCGGGCGTTACGGGCATCCCCGGCGGCATCTGTGGCATACCGGGACCCGCGCCCTGACCTTGACCGGGGTCCTGACCATTCGGTGCCGGGACCTGCGGTGGCTGCTGCATCATAAACTTGTCGGGGTCCTTGATTCCAAACCCGTTGGTCAAAACATGTTTCGCCAACGCCGACGGGTCAATAACCGTACCCACCAACGGGGCCAACGCATTCAACAGGGACACAGCCTGCTGTTTGCGTATAGTGTCATTGATCGGCTGCGTGGAACCGGCCTCAACACTGAAATCGTACTCCCCCGTAACATCATCACGCGTGTACGGCACAAACAGGCTCGCCCCCCGATTGGACACCTGCGCCATCTGCTCCCCCGTCATAAACTGTTGCATCAACTGGATGACCCGACGGGCAATCTGGCCGATACCGATTTCCACGGTCGCCAACTTGTCAGCAGCCCTAGCGTTCCCGGCATCCGCAATAATCGACGCCTCCGTAGCAGTGCGCCTGATTTCAGGCATCTGACCACGCGCATACTCCGAAACACCCGAAACCGTGTTGATGTCGGCCTCCACGATCTCCGACATGTTGTACACCTCAGGAGACAACGGGGTTTGCGGCATCGGAACCACCGTTTCCGACAACGGCTTATTCTCGTCCACCACCGGCACCAACCGGCCATCCTGATCAGACTCAAGGGCCTCACGGCCCTCAGGGCCAAACGACCGCTCATGGTACAAATACTTGCGGGCGTACCGTTTGCGTGCATTCATCATCTGCGAACGGGTCTTGTCCAACTCCTGCTGTAGAGACTCCAACGCCTCCAAATCACCCATCGGGTAGAAATAGTCGGGGATGTCGTAGTTGCGCATCATCACAAACGGTTGACCATACGCATACGGCATCGGAGTCGGATCAATCAGAAACTGGTCGCCAGACTGTGGAGTCACACACAATGTGTTAGCAGCCACATCGTAATACTCAAAGACGACGCACCGCTCCTCGTTTATCAGGTACTCTTCCTGCTCCTGCCGCGATGTCACCGAATATGTCGGAGACACCATCGAATCCGCAGACAACGACCTTCTGGCCGACGCCTTGTAACGCTTATCGGCCTTAGCCTCCTCCAACGGGCGGATAATGCGCTGAGCAATCCACTTGGCATCCTCCAAACAGGTCGCCTCAGGGTCCACAAACACGTCAAACGGGCTGATCCGCTCAACAAACGGCTGATCCTCCACAACCATCATCGCAGTCTGTGGAATGTTCGCAGCCATCTCGTCATCAGTCGGCAAACCACCCGCCAACTCCGGTGCCTCCATGGCAAACCGGTCAGCCTCGTCCAAAGCCTCGTTGTACAGGTCTTCCCGCTCCGTTTCCCCCAGACGGCGCTCCTGCTCCAAAAACTTCCAACCAACCTTCACCCAACTATGGCCGAAAATCAGAAAATCCTTGACAGCGCGGCGAAACGGCTTACGAAAATCGTGGTGCTTCCACAAATGGTTGACCACAGCCTCAACGAAAGCCGCACGGTCCTGATCCTCCGGCTGGTTGGGAGTTACCACAATCTTGGGGTGGTTCACCGAAACAGACGGCGCTATCACATTGATCGTGCTAAAGGCCAGATTGACGGCAATCAAATCCTCGGAACTGACCGACGTTTGCGGCCAATGCTTGCCACGGTACAAATCGGCCATACGACACCACAGGCTGTCGTACCCCATTTCGTCACGCCAACGAGCGGACGCGTCTAACCGACGTTTGACAATCTCGTACTTGTCGGCCTTGGTTTTGCGAGCCATCAGAACGTCGCCTTATCTGGCAGACGTTCGATGCTTCGACCTTGGGCCAACGCCTCTTGCTGCGTCTTCCGCCCGCGCTCCTCGCGCGACAAGTGCTGCTCGTCTGGAGGCAACAGAGATCGGTAACCCCGCCCAGTTACGAACCCGATGCCAAGAAGCCTTCGACGGCGTTCCCATAGGTCATCTATCTCGGCGCAGGACAACGCCCCACGCCGCTCCACCACATAGTCGTGGAACTCCTCGTAGGACGCCTCCGGGTGGAGGATCGCCACAGTTACGGGCGCTTGGTATGTGGTGCAGCGTTATGGCCCTTCAGGTTTGGCTGCGGGCTGGCAGGCTCAATAGAACCCGTGGGACCATGCTGGTTGAACGGAGTGGTCCGCGGCGAGTTCTCACCGTAGCCACCAGTCTGGTTGTTCACCTTGGGTGAATCAAACCGCTGCTTGGGTGAACTGGGAGTCGCCGGTTCCCAAATCGGGTTGGCCGACACGGAGCCGCCACGCTTCATCTTGTTGTTCTGGCCCTTCGGGCCATCAATTGTTTCCGTACCACTGGTAT